GCTGAAAAAATCAATACAGGCCAATCTGGCGGTAACGTTAATGTAAACCTTATTGAAGATGCCAGCCGCGCAGGCCAGTACGAGCAAAGCAGCATGGACGATGAGCAAATCATTAACGTGTTTGTGTCAAATATTCGCTATGGCGGTGATGCAGCATCCATTATGGAAAGCACCTACGGCGTACAAAGAACGGGGAGTTAACCATTGATTAAATACCCAATAATATTGCCTTTCCCTCTACTTAGTTCAACCTCGTTTAAACAGCAATCAAACATATTGCGCACCGAAATGAACAGCGGTAGAGCAAGGCAACGGCGGCGCTTTTTAAGCGTACCCACAACAATGGCGGCCACTTGGCGGTTAAGCAGCCGCATGGCCGATATCCTTGAGGGTTTTTATAAACATGACCTAGGAGATAACGAATGGTTTTTGTTAAAAATACCAACACCGCAAGGACTCGTTGAGCATGAAGCTCGGTTTATTAATTCCCCAATGGAAAACTATAAACCACTTGGTGCAGGCCGCTGGAGTTATCAGGCGAATGTAGAAATAAAAGAAAGGCAATCAATAAGTGAAGAGTTGATGGTTAGCCAAGCACTTTACCCACTTACTGTAAATGCATTTACTGCGTCAGTAACTAATTCAATGAATAAATATTTGGAAAACTAAAATGGCAAGTTATTTAACCCTACTTGAGCAATTAAGCACAGCTGTTGATCAGTTAAACCAAGTTTTACAAGGTGACGAAACCACCACGGTGGACATCAACGGCAAAATACAGCCAAGCGTACAGAAAAAAACGCTTGATGAAGTGAATGCTAAAGTGAAATTAGTTTTAGATGCAGCGGCTGATATTGATGCTGTTAAATACGCAACTACTGCAGCAGGGATTGCAGCCACTACCGATGGGCAATTTTTTAGTGTTGTAAGTAATGATGATAATATCTATTTGGATCTTTATAAAAATGATGATGGTGTCGCAGTATTTAAAAAAACATATCCGTCTTCTGCAGCACTATTAAAAATTTCAACATTAAAGAACATAGCTAAAAATCAAAACTTTTTTGATTCATCTAATATTACTGCTACCAATTCGGATATAATAAGTGTTGAAAGTAACGTACTCACTTTTAGAACTACCATCCCTTATGGGCAAGTTTATCAAAATGTAGGTATTAACGCTAATGACAAGTATTATATTTCTGCACAGCTTAAGTCATCTAGTCCTGCATCGTATTTAGATGTATACAGAAACGACAATGGAGTTCAAATAGGTGTGCGAAACCACAGCGGAACAAATGAGTTTGAAAAATTAGACTTTATTTTTGAAAGTGCCTCAAGTGCTTCATCGGTAAGGTTAAGAGTTTTAGACCCTCGTTCAGGATATGAATGTCAAGTAAAAGAAATGATGCTCATAAATTTAACTCAGACATTTGGAGAAGGGAAAGAACCAGCAATAGAAGCAATTCGTGACATTATCAATACCACAACGAATGGTAATGATTTTTTTGAAGACGATAACGCGCTATCATTTTCTAATATAGTCACGCCATCTGACAATAAAAAAAACTTCTTTGTTAAATTAGCGAAGAACAGATTGGTGGTGATACAAAAGTACAATCAAACTCACGATCTAAAACTAGTTTGGGAGAGTTTCTATCCTAACTATCTCTTTAATCTTAAAAGCATAAATTTAATTGCCAATACTAGAGAAAATATATCAAGTGATTATAACTCAGGTGATGAAATAATAGGACTTGGAACAGATACGCTTGGGCCTTGGCTTGTTAAAGCAATAAATAATATAGATGGAGACATGCCAAGCAGTAAAAACTTTACAGGTGGCTCTCATGGTTATAACAACAATTACAATCAAAGCCCGTCTAACACAAAAACTGCCGAATTAAACACAATATATTTTAAAATTGATGGTTTAGTAAGAGAAAGTTTTTCAGGATATTGCGACCAAATAGATGTTTTTTTTGAAAACTCAGTGCAGGCAGCAAATACAAAAAAAGCGGATGGTTCGGGTCGCCACGTATTAAAAGAGAAATATCATTTAAATTTTTGCAGGCAAAATATTAACGTAAACTGCAGTGTTGAGTTTGCAGAAATGGTTACAGTTGAGAAATACTATGGCTTACAAAGTGTAATACCAGCAATATTTAAAGACAAAATATTTTATCACACATGCGAAAACATGAAGATTGAGAGCGCAGGCGAGCTTACTGATAGCATCTCAGGTCATTGCAATCAGATATCAATATGGAAAGGTGTAAATCACATTGATATGTCATTAGATACGTCTGTTGGCCTTGGCCGCCTACACAAACGCACAACTACAAATTACAGCGCATTTACAACTTCATACAATAAGTCTTATTTTTACTTAATTGAGAACCACGACTTTAATGAGGGTGATATTGTTACCTATTCTGGGAAGTATAGTATTCACTCTCGGGGGTAGTCATGAGTACAGTCCTTCAAAAAGTATACGCCAGCGCTCCAATTAATGACCTACCAATACATACATTAACCTTACTTGCGGACACATTTGGAGCTATCCGAATCTGCGAAGGTTTTGATGATGTAACGGCGGGTTTGGAAACTGGCGAGTTTGTCACATTCACGGCGAGCGGCATGGGCGTATCATTGCCCGCCCGCTCAGTGAAAGGAAGTCAAAACTTACAATTTCAACTTGATAATATTACGGGCCTAGCGCTTGATAATATTAACAGCGCGATTAATGCGGGTGATAAAATAACGGTTGTTTATCGTGTTTACACTAAAAGCAACTTAAACGAACCCGGCGAACCGCCCGTTGAAATGGTAGCCAGTGATGTAAAAGCAAACGCCAAGCGCGTAAACGTGGTTGCGTCATTTACTGATTTAGTAAATAAAGCGTGGCCACGTAGACGTTACATACCCAGCATAGCCCCCGGCTTAAAATACTTTAGTTAAAACCCCATGCATAAAATAGATGATTACCTAAGCGTACCTTACGTTGATGGTGGTCGAGATATGGCTGGCCTAGATTGTTGGGGCCAGCCACGCCTTGTGCTGCATAACGTATTTGGTAAACCATTATTTAAGTCGTTTGGCCATGTAAGCCCAGACGATAAAACCAACCTAACACATTCATACGCACAAATAGTTGATCAGTTTAAACCCTGCTTAGCTAAAGAACAGGCCATTGCGTGTGGGTTTAGAGGGCAAAGTTTAATACACATGGGCTTATGTGTTGTTGTTGATGGGCAGTTACAAATACTGCATACATCACGAAAAAAAGGCCCGTCAATTGTGAAAATCGCTGACTTTAAGCGGTTATTTTTTGAGGTTAAGTTTTATGAATACACAGGTTGAAGTTAAGGTTTACCCCAATAAACTTGATCTTAATTTATACGAACCTTGCACCGCCTTTGTTGGACAAACACTAAGTACCTGGTTAAAACAAAATGTACCCGCTTATGATGAGCGCGAACAACCATTGTTTAGTGCCAACATAAATAATAGGCACGTTTTGCCGTGTGAATGGCCCACGTACACGTTTAAACCTAACGATGACATAAGGCTAATAGTTGAAGCAAAAGACCCGGTAACGATTGCTTACGCAGTTATAGCAGTAATAGCCATTGGTGTTGCCATTTATACCGCAAACCAAATACCAGATAACTACAATTCAACCACGCCAGATGGCAGCAGTATTTACGAAGTTAACACCCAAGGCAACAAGCCAAAGCTTATGGGTATTGTGCCAGAGGGCGCAGGCCGACACGCAATATTCCCTGATTATTTGACCATGCCTCGCCGTGAATATATAGACAACGAGCAGTGGCTTTATTTAATGCTAAGCGTTGGCAGTGGTGAATATGAAATACTGCCAGAAGAAGTGTTTATTGCTAATACACCCGTTAAAAGTTATACGGGCGATGTGTTTTATGAAATATTTGGCCCCGGTGAAGATGTAAGCGTACACGAAGGACACCGCAACGTTTATACATCAAGCGAGGTGGGTTCAACGTCAGGCAGCACAGGTATAGAGCTGAAAGGGAAAATATCAAGCACAGGCGGTGAAGAAACAAGCAGCTACAGTTATTCTTTTTCAGGCACAGAATTAATTGCTTATATAGAAGAGTATGATCCTGAATTTGGTTATTTTAAACATAAAACACCACTGCCTTTTGAGGTGGGTGAAATCATCCGTATTCAATACACAAGCAACCCTGAAAACAGCGGTTATTATGAAATACTTGAAACCAGTATTTCAGGTAATGAGCTGAAAAAGCTAAATGCCCAATACGAAGAAGACACCACATGGACAGGTTTTACAACTGAGTCTAATTCGTATGCCAAAGTGTTTACCGAAGATGGCGGCGGTGATGGTGAATTTAACGGCCCGTTTTTTGCGGTACCAGAAGGTGAAGTAACAGATCAGTTATGGCTTGATTTTTCTATGCCACAAGGTTTGGGCGAACTTGATGATGAAGGTGACTTTTTAACTCGCTCAGTAAATATTATTGTTGAGTATAGAGCCGAGGGCGCACTTGAATGGACACAAGCACCGGCTATTTTGTTTTCAGATAAAACGAACGACCAACTAGGCAAAACCATACCAATAAGCCTGCCTGAAAAAATGCGACCTGAAATCCGGGTTAAACGCAGCACAGCCGCAAATGATGACACGCGAATTTATGATGATGTGTATTGGACGGCCTTAAAAGCAGAGCTTAAAAGCGCGACTTTTTACGATGGTATGACAACGCTGGCTGTAAGAATTAAGGGTACCAATGCGCTTGCAGGTTCGGCTGAAAACAAATTTAACCTAATAGCAACGCGCGTATTACCTGTTTATGAAAATGGCGCTTGGAGCGCACCGCGCCCCACCAAAGACATTGCCCCGTTTTTTGCGCATGTAATAAAGAGC